ATTATCATAGGGCAGATGAAGCCATTGTAATTATCAAAGAAGCCTTAGCACAGTCGGAGCAAGAACCTACGGCATGGATGGTTTACACACAAGACGGGCAATCTGTTTATGTAACCGATAACCCAACTGACATACAAGAAAACCAACGCGCTTTTGCCATGTACACCACACCACAACGCACATGGGATGGGCTGTCTGATAAAGAACTTAATGTTATTGGTTCGCAGTGGCATTTTAATTTGCTTGGCAAAGATGACAAAGCCGACCTATTTGCATTTGCTCAAGCAATTGAAACCGCGTTAAAAGAAAAGAACGTATGAACCTAGAGTTAGCCGCCAGTCTGTGCCGCCAGTTTGAGGGCTATCGTGCCAAGCCCTATCTTTGCCCAGCTGGCGTGGCAACGATAGGCTACGGCTCGACCTACTACGCTGACAAGCGCAAGGTGACTTTGGAAGACCCACCAATGGATGAGCCAACTGCCAGGGCTTTGTTGATGATTGAGCTGGAGCATACCTATCTGCCTGGTGCATTAAGAAACTGCCCAATCCTTGCCACAGACGAAAAGAAGTGCAACGCCATCGTGGACTTCTGCTACAACTTGGGGACTGGCCGGCTCCAGACCTCCACATTGAAACGAAAGATCAATGCCGGTGACTGGGAAGGTGCCAAGGAGCAATTGATGCTTTGGAACAAGGGTGGTGGTAAAGTTCTGGCAGGCTTGACAAAGCGAAGAACTGCTGAATGTGCCTTGTTTTAATTAGGAAGGCAGACTAAAATGAATAAACGAACTCAGAGAAGATAAAATGGCAACAACTCCATCTTGGGTAATGACATACGACTCGCTGACGAGTACGGTGCTTCAGTATCTGGAGCGTAGAGACGCCGCCGTCGTTGAAGCTATCCCGACATTTATCACGCTGTGCGAGTTTGAAATCGCTCAGTACATCAAGACTTTGGGTCAAATGGAAGTGGTTGACTCCACTATGAACATTGGAAACCCAGTCATTGCCAAACCTGCTCGTTGGCGTAAAACAGTGTCAATGACGCTGTCCAACTCAGGTTCAAAGCAACCCATATTACTGCGCAAGTTGGAGTATTTGAACGCATATGCTCAGGATGTCACCGCGACGGGTATACCCTTGTACTACGCTGACTACGATTATGAGCATTGGATTGTCGCTCCTACACCTAATCAAGCATATGCTTTTGAAGCACTTTGCTACACACGATTACAGCCTTTGTCGTCTGCTTATCAGACAAATTGGCTGACACAGAATGCACCCAATGCCATGCTGTTTGGCACATTAAAACAGACTGCGCCGTTCCTCAAGAATGATGCGCGTTTGGCGCTTTGGAAACAAATGTTTGACGAAGCTTTAGCCGCCCTTAAAACTGAAGATACTCTGCGTGTCGCAGATCGTTCAGCTATTGCCGTGGATAATTGATCATGACAACTTACACCAATCCCTTTACAGGACAGACGATTTCTCCGTCACAGGTCAGTTTTTCGGCTTTGTCGCTGACTGCTAACCTGCAACTTGAATGGCCTATCAACGGTAACGATGCAACACCTGCCAGTGCCATCATTGACGTTACTGCAACGTCCTCAGGTACTGCTACAGGATGGTTGCTTGAGCTACCTCCAGCAACACAGGTATCTGTTGGTCAAACACTGATCATTCGCAACACTGGGTCGAACATTTTTACTGTCACTGATTACAGTGGAAATACCATCATTGCAGTTTCTTCTGGTATTGCACAGTTTGTATTTTTGACTAACAACTCCACGGTAAATGGTGTTTGGCAATCAGTTGTTTTTGGTGCAGGTACATCATCCGCCAATGCTAGTGCCTTAGCAGGTTATGGTTTGCAAGCTACTGGTTTAACATTAAATCAAGCCTACAACCTCACGACCTATTACGGAAGTGCCGTTTTATCTGCAACAAGCCGTGCTCAATTTAATGTGTGGGGTGGTGGAGTTGGATCATTTACTCTTCCTTCTGCTGTTGCTGTTGGAAACAATTGGTTCACCATTATTCGTAACAACGGATCAGGTGTTTTAACAATTACCCCAGTTGGTACCGACACAATCGATGGAAACATTAGTCAACAGTTGCAGTTGACTGAGTCATTAGTAATTGTCTCTAACGGAGTTACTGGGTTCAACACCTATGCGTATGGTCGCTCAAACACATTTGCGTTTACTCAGTTATCTCAAGTCGTGACTGGTGGTACTTTGACGCTGACTGCGGCGCAAGGTGCAAACATCATTCAAGAATACACAGGTGCTCTAACATCAAATCAAATTGTTGTTGTACCGTCTACTGTTCAAATTTATTCACTGCAAAACTCAACGTCAGGTTCATACAACTTAACGTTTAAAACGGCTGTTGTTGGTGGAACAACTGTTAACGTAAATCAGAACCAAACAGCACTTGTTATTTCTGATGGTACGAACGTTTACAGTGCAACGTCTAGTACGTCCAATCCTACGTCCGTGGTGTTGAACCCCGGCACGGTGAGTTCGCCAACACTGTCATTTTTAGGAAATACGACAACAGGTTTGTATTTGCCTGCGACCAACCAAATTGGATTTGCAATTAACGGATCTAATGGAATGACGTTAACCTCTACGGGATTGACGGTAACAAACACAGTTACTGCTCTTGGTGGTATTGCAGGTGGAACTTTCTAAATGACAGCAAAGGTCATACAGCTTCAGGTGAAGCCGGGTATTCAGCGCGACGGTACTCAGTTCGCCGCTTCTACCTACTCTGATGGTGAATGGGTTCGCTTTCAGAATGCCTTACCTCGTAAGATTGGTGGATACAAAGGCGTATTCTTGAACGCTACAGGTATTCCTCGCGGTATGACAATGACGTCCGAGAACGGACTAAATTATGTGGTGGCAGGTTTTAGTACTGGTATTCAACAGTGGACAACCGATAACGATGACGGTGTCGGGTTTGGCCCAACTGATTACACGCTGACAGGGTTTACATCAAATGCCAACAACTTGTGGCAGTTTGACATTGGCTACGACTCCTCAGGTGGAATGATCAATAACTTGATTGCTCACCCCGGTCAAAACCTCTCAGCAATTGACTCCATCGTCAACACAAAACCGTTGATTGGGGCGTTTCCGGGAACCACTCTCGCGCCCGTTGGCGTCTTCACTGTTGCAAGTTGCTACCTGAACGGATCAACCATCATCATCAATGGTGCAAACTATTTGGTGGGTAACGGTCAGACAATCTCTGGTACTGGTATCACAGCGAATACCACGATCACCAACACTGACGTTGTTGCAAACGTCACAATTACTGGTTACATGGTTGGCACCACATTGACGGTCACAGCGGCTAACGATGGATCACTGGCAGTAGGTCAAACCATCATTGGTGGTGCTGGTGTCGGTGTACTCCCAAATACGACGATTACAGCGCTTGGAACGGGTATTGGGGGGATTGGTACCTACACCATCAATAACTCGCAGACAGTCGGTTCTAGTGGCACTCCTGTGGCTTTCTCAGGTAGCGCGACGACTACATTGACCACTTCAGCCGCAATGACGACTGGAGTTGTCACGGTTACGTTTGACAACAACATCTCTGTATCTGGTGGCATCGTGATGATGCACCCCTATTTGTTTGTTTACGGCAACAACGGTTTGATCCAGAACTGCGCGGCTGGTGACTTCTCAAATTGGGTGTCTGCTGACGCTAATGCGAACAACGTTGCCACAGGTAAGATCGTCAAGGGTTTACCATTACGTGGTGGTACTACGTCACCTGCAGGCTTGTTTTGGTCATTGGATTCTTTGGTTCGTGTGACATACACCCCAAGTACAGTTAACGGTTTGAATTTCTATTGGAAGTATGACTTACTGACAAGTCAGACCTCCATCATGTCAAGCCAATGCGTGATTGAGTACGACGGCATCTTCTACTGGTGCGCGGTGGATCGTTTCTTGTCCTACAACGGTGTTGTCCAAGAGATTCCAAATACTGCAAACCAGAACCACTTCTTTGACAATCTGAACTATGCACAACGCCAAAAGGTGTGGTGTACAAAAGTTCCTCGTTGGGGTGAGATCTGGTGGTTCTACCCTCGTGGCGATGCAACCGAATGCACAGACGCAATCATTTACAACGTGAGAGACAAGATTTGGTATGACGCTGGGCAGTCCGTTGGTGCGCAACGCTCGTCAGGTACGTTCTCAGAAGTGTTCCGCAAACCTATCTGGGGCGGTAACGTAGAGAACTCAGAGGGTAAATATACTCTGTGGCAACACGAGAGCGGTGTTGACGAGGTGTATTTGACAAACGTGAACGCTATTCGCTCGTCATTCACTACGAATAACTTGGGATGGGTCACGGGTGGCCCCGGCAACCCACAGCTCTCAGGCGACAACCGTTGGCTTCGTGTCGAGCGTGTTGAACCTGACTTTGTCCAGAATGGCGAGATGAGGTTGTACGTGACTGGTAAAGGCTACGCAGATGACGTAGAAGACATATCAGATCCATACTTTTTTGACAACACAACGCTTAAAATTGACATGCGTGAGCAACGTCGTGAACTGCGTTTGAAGTTTGAATCAAACACATTCAACGGCGATTACTACATGGGTAGGATTCTGCTCAGTGCCGACATGGGTGACGAGAGGTCGACCGGAAATCCATAATGGTTACCTACGATCCTCGCAACATGGAGTGGGACTTGTACTGCAGTCTGATGGCGGAGTTGTTTTCGTCCAATGACATTGGTACAGTCCCAGAAGATAGATGGCGCGACTGGGTCGATGGTATTAACGGTATTGGACTTTTTGGTCAATCAGCTATTCCTGATCAGCGCATGTTTGAAACATGGCAAGACTGGGCAGAAAACATGGTTGGCATTATGAGCTTGGCAGGATAAACATGGCGATAAATTACGGTCAACAACAATGGGGCGAAGATGTATACGAGCCACCCCAAACTTATTCATCTACTGATGAACAAGGTAATCCAATCTATGACTACGTTGCTCCTACAGTTGCTCCAACCGTTATTGCATCGCCCCTTTCTTTAGCTCCTGTAGTTCAAGAAACACCAGTAACTGAAACTGTTGCACCATTATCTCAACCTGTAGACACTGTTTCGACACATACAGGTGGTCTTCCAGTAACCCAAGATGTAGCAACCAGTACAACCCCAAATAACCAATTGAGTGGTGTTATTTTGGCTGGTGACAGTTGGTTAGCTGGTGATGAAAAAACAAACCTTGCCAATCAAGCGTTTGGTCAAAACGTTACAAACACAGCCGTAGGCGGTCAAAAAACTTCAGATGTTTTAAATCAATTAAATGTGTTTGAGCGAGACGGAGGGACGTTTGCCCCCGGCTCCACCGTGGTGCTAGACGTAGGTGCCAATGACATTGCAACTGGCGTTGATCGAGACACAATCCGTAACAATCTAAATGAAATTGTTTCTAGACTTGGAGATAAAGGCGTACAGGTAATTTTATCTGGCGCTCCAACTGCTAGTTCGTATGCTGATGCTATTTCGCGTACAGATCTAAAGATGGACGATTTGTTTGGCGACGTTGCAAAAAACAACAAAAATGTAACTCTTGTTGATGCGATGTCTGGTCTGTTAAATCAAAAAGATTTAATGGATGCCAGTGGGTTTCACTTAAAAGATGACGCCTCAAAAACAGTTTTTCTTAACCAACTAGCAGACGCTTACAAAGGTTTAAGTCCTACAGCACAAGCCGTAATAGACGATAAATTAGCCACAGTTAACCCAAATGATCTTGTTGCTGTCGCTAAAGTAGTTGACAGTGTTGCTGGTACAAACATAGCTTCTACTACCGCTGAAGCACCTGTTAGTGGTCTTCCGACGACGCAAGCTACAAATCAATCTGTAATTGATAATTTATCAAATCAGATTCTTGCATCAAGCAATACGTCTGTGTGGCAAGGTGAAGGTTTTGGATCGGCTCAAGCAAATGCCAATGACATGGCTAAGATTTTGTCTGGTATTGGTATTACAGACATCAAAGACTTTGGACAGATTAAAAAAGAAGTTCCAACGTATTCATACGATCAAGATGGAAATGCCACGCAGACTGGGACAGAAACTGTCACGACATACGGAAACAAAAAGACTGGTCAAGAAGTTCCCCAAACTTACGGTGAGCGTCAAATAGGTAATGCTTTTGGTGGCACATATACGGGTGAAGGAAATACTGCGTATAGAGCACAGTTTGATGCCAATGGGAATCCGATTTTTTACACCACTGGTGCTTCAAGTAGCAACATAGGTGAGTTTGCACCACTGTTGGCGGCGGCGTCGTTTATCCCCGGCGTAGCCCCCTTCGCTATGGCGGCACAAGCGGCTATTGCTATCGATCAAGGCGACATCATTGGTGGTTTGGCAAGCCTTGCAGGTCTTGGCGGATATACAGACGCGGCAACAGGTTTGCGCGTAGCTAAAGCTGTTAATTCAGGTGATGCAAGTGGTTTGATTACTGCTTTGATGCAAAACCCAACGGTGAGCAATGCGGCTGGTTCTACCATGCTGACGGATACCATTTCACTGAGAGATGCAAGCAACGCATTGAACGTCGCCAGTAATGTGAGCGCTGGTAACTATGCAGGCGCATTGAGTTCTGCTGGCATGTTGACTGGTAGCAAAGATGTAACGACTGCTGGCGCGGCTCTCAGAGTTGTAAATGCCATCAATTCAGGCAACGAGACTGCAATCATCAACGCTATTGGTGGACTGAATAACACCATCAATGCGGGTAACAACATTACCAATAAAAGCGTTGCTTCAGGGTTAGCAAGCACTGTTGCAACCGTAGCAAAAACAGCACCATTGTCTGATGATGAGATTGCAGATTTAAACGAAGATCAATTGCGTGTTTACCAACAGGGTGGAACGCAAGGTTTAATTGACTATAACCGTGACATCAAAAATTTGACGTCTTTGACAACAAGCGGATTAACTGGCGATTCAATGGGTGGTGATACATCTAGTTCTACCATCGGAACAGATACATCTGGCACAACGCGAAGCTTGACAGGTGCTGACACATCAAACTCAGACTTTGTAAATTCTGAATATGCTCGTTTGCAAGCTTTAGGCTTTACAAAAGAACAGATTTCAGACTATTTTGATAGGCTTGATGCATTAACATCTAATCTTGATACAACTGTTGGTACTGGAGCAAACAGTACAAATGGTACAAATCTTGACAGTGTAGAAGTTGTTTCAAACAGACCAGTTACTGGAACACTGAATAATCTTGATACAAGTGATACAAGAAGCATTAACAATTTAGGAAACGTAACAATTACTGGTAATAGACCAGTCACTCCAACTGTAACTCCACCAAGTAATTTAGGCACAGTAACCATTACTGGAGAAAGACCAGAAACTCCAGTAGTTACCCCCCCAGTTACTCCACCACCCACCAATATAGGTGAAGTAACTATTACCGACAATAGACCAGTAACTCCTCCTGTAGTTCCACCTCCAGTGGTTACCCCTACAGTTGTGGTTACTGCTCCTACAGTCACGACACCTCCAGTTGTTACGCCACCCGTAGTTACACCGCCCCCAGTTGTTACTCCTCCAGTGGTAACTCCGCCAGTTGTAACTCCGCCAGTGGTTAAAAAACCAGTAGTTACAACATCACCGTTAAGCAGTGCGGGTACGCCTGCACCGAAGCTAGATTCTTCTGAGCAAATGCTTAAAGGTGCTCCTGCGCAAAAACGTATGCAATTGGCAAAGCTTCAGCAACTGTTTGCTTCACTGACACCAGAGATGGCGGCTATCTTGTCTGAGCGTGGGTTTTCACCACCTAAGTACAAAGAAGACACAGAAGCTCCATCAGAAAAATCGGACACGTCCGTTTTTGGCAACTTGTCTGATGAACTGTACAAGCCGTCATTTATGGCTTCAGGCGGTAGTGTTTTTGACTCCATGATGCCTAAATTCATTGATACGCCAAAGCACATTGCCGCCGCTCCCGTGGTGGGAACAGGTGGTATTGACGCACCTTTGAAGCTAGCCGCCCTGAAACACCTCTACCAAAGCGTTGGAAAGCCCATGAAATCGCTTGGAGAGTATGCTCAAGGGGGATTGCCAGACAAGTATGCAAAAGCCGCTCCAAAGGGTCATAAACCTGAATTCATCACAGGATTGACGGGATACTATGCTCAGGGTGACGGTACAGGTCAGTCTGACGACATCCCTGCGATGCTTCACGACGGTGACTACGTGATTGACGCTGACGCTGTTGCCGCCCTAGGGGATGGTTCTAGCAAGGCTGGTGCTGAAGCTTTATCTCAGTTCCAGAATAAAGTTCCTCACTCAATGGCTTCAGGTGGTGAGGCAGTCCCTGCGAAGATTGCTGACGGTGAATACGTATTCCCAGAAGCTTTTGTGACTGCCATTGGTGGTGGTGACAACAAACATGGTGCAAAAATGCTTGACGCGATGCGCGAAGAGCTAAGAGCGCACAAAAGATCTGCTCCTACTAGTAAAATACCTCCAAAGGCGAAAAGTCCTCTGGACTACCTCAGAATGGCGAAAGGCTAATTATGGCAAACCTACTGCAAAGTTCCCAAACGGCGCAAACGCAAGCACCAGCGTATTACACCGACTATTTAAGCAATCTTGCTAGTTCAGGTACTCAGGCGGCGACTGGTGCTAAATTTGCTGATGCAAATGCTTTGCAAACAGGGGCTTTTGGTGATGTCACCTCAGCCGCCTCTGCATATGAACCCACACTGACAAGCGCGGGGACTACCTTAGGAAGCGCTGTTAGCGCAAGTAGCCCTTTGTCTTCTGCAACTCCGTATTTGACTGCCGCAGGAACAGACCCTTCTAAAGCCGCTACAGGTTACATGAGTCCTTATACGACTGGTGTCGTTAACCAAATTGGAAACATTGGTCAGCGCAACATCATGCAAAACCTTGCACCTCAGGCAACTGCTGGTGCTGTGGGTGCAGGACAGTTTGGATCTAAGCGTGGTGCCGAAGTTTTGGGTCAGACAATTCAGAATGCTAACCGTGACATTCTTGCTAATCAAACCTCTGCAATGGACAAAGCGTATCAAACAGCTTTGGACACAGCAATCAAGCAGAATCAGATCAATGCTCAGATGGGTAGCACAGCGGCTAATGCGGCTTCTCAAGGGCAAGCAAACCTAACACAAGCAGGTCAGGCACAAGGTCAGTTGGCATCAACAGATCAAGCATTGGCTTTGGCTGACATCAATGCTCGTGCTACGTTGGGTGAGCAACAGCGCACAATCGCTCAGAACAAAGAGTTGTTCCCATTGAGCAACTTGTCTACGTTGTCTACGATCTTGCGTGGATACAACGTGCCTACATCGACAAAGACAACTGCAGAGATGTCACCATTGTCTGCGTTGGCTGGTATTGGTACTGGTGCGTTGGGGATGTTCACTCCGGGCGTCGGTGGCACAACGCCTTTCCAAAATCTTAAAACAGCTTTTGGCGCGGGTGGTGCAGGCACTGGTACGGATCTTGGTGGCGGACTTTATGTCAAGCCTGATGGAAGCATTGTTGGCGGTTCACCGAACGTTGACTCTGGTTTGTCTAACGATGACTTGTATGCTCAAAGCTTGGGTTATGCAAACGCTAGCGATATGTACAACGCATCAAGTGTAAACAGCACTTACTCTGGTGGCGGTGAAGATGAACCTGTACAACCATAAGGATTAAAAATGTCCCTAACAAAAACACCTAGTCCGTTGATGTTCAACGTTGAGACAGCAAATTTGCTTCCTAAAAACGTTGCAGGCATTGGAACTGATCCAGAAATCACAAAAGCTTCCGATGAAAATTTGCAAGCCACTGAGAGGCTTGTCAAGTCTTTAGAAGAAAGATATGCAAACCCCAACTATTTTAAAGTTGCATCAGGTTTTTTAAAACCTCAACTTGGTGGTTTCTTTGCTTCTCTTGGAAGTGCATCTGAAGCTCTTGGTGAAGGTATTGAACAGCAACGTGCTATTGCTCCAACCATTGAAAAAATGAGAGCGGACATTGCAAGTCAAAGAGTTGGTTTAAGCCAAAAAACTGCGGCTGACAGAAGGTTGCAAGAAGCAATTAAAAAACCGGGTGGGCTTACCTCAGAAGACGTTGCTCTCATTGAAAAACTTGACGTTGAAACTGGCAAAATTGCTCAACAGAAATTTACAAATCAAAGTTCTACGTTTAACGACATGCTTAAAGCATGGTCTGAGGGTGCAACTTACACACAGCTTGTCAAAGATTACGGTCAATCATTTGTTGACCGTTTTTATCCATCGTTGCAACAGTATGTTCCAGCAAAGGGCGCTGGCACAGTCCCAGCCGCTGGCACCAATAAACCATCTAGTACAAGTGCTGGTACATCTACTACTACACTTGATGGCACAAGGGTGGCAGGCGCACCTGAAGCGCCTCAAGCTGAACCAGAAGCGCCGAAGAATCGACCATTGGGCGTTCCTGAAAGCATGCTAGCAAATGTCACTAAAGCTCAAGACATAGCGGCGCTCAATATTGGCATTGAACAACGCGCTAAAGCCGCGCAAGAAATTGCTGAAAGATACCGAGTTCAGTCTGAAACTTCAATTCCTGTGTTTGAAACTACAAAAGCTTTGTACACATTGGCATCGCCAAACTACATGAAGCCTGCATTTGCTATTTTTGAAAAGGGTGACCCAATGGGTATTCTTGGAACAGCACTTGAAAAGCAAAATGTTTCTCAGGTGTTGGCAGACATGCGTACTCAAATTACTAATTCACGGATGAATTCATCTGATACAAAAGCCGCAATGACCAACTTAAATGCTATGGAAAGCGTTTTAAGTGACTTGCAAACAAAGATGCAGAACAACGTTGTTAACCCAACGGACATACGTACTTTGTTTGAGGCAAAGTCGGTTCCCGGCATGAAGAACACGCAGGACGCATTCTTGCGTCGTACTGCTGATATTGGCGCAACAGCATTAAGCAGATATGAACAACGAACTGTTTTAAATCAATTCTTGAAGCGTCCTACTGCTGACATCAATGACTGGGAAGATTCACCTGAGTACAAGGCATTGCGTAAGCACATTGAAAATCGCAGTAAGAATTTGTTGACCAACGAAGCAAGCAACGAATTGCCAAGGTTTATGAAACAAGGTTTGGACGATTCGTATCGTTATGCCACTCAACGCCCAACTTCTAGCGGTAGTCGATTAAGCACTGCTGATCTGCGTAGACTTGCTAACGAACGTCCGTAAGGAACAAACATGGCAAAATTAACCGAAGAGCAAAAAAGCAATATTCGCGAGATTGAAAAACAATCTACTGCTTTGGGTCTTGATCCCAATTTTGGTTTGGCTATAGCTGGCGCAGAAAGCGACTACAGACACATTCCAGCTAGTGATCCAAAATCAACGGCACATGGAGTTTTTCAGGTTAACAGAGCTACTGCAAAAGCTAATGGTTACGATTACGACGAAATGGTTGCTGATCCCAAAAAGGGTATTGAAGTTGGATTGAAGAACTTAATACGTCATGCATCAAATCCTTTGTTCGAAGGTGACCCAGTACGCATTACGGCGGCTCATCGTTTGGGTGAAAATTCAGACTATGCCAAGACGGGCGACCCAAAACTTTTGACCCCTGATATAGCAAATTACATTGCTGATGTGGGTGAGCGTCTACCTACCGCTGAATTTCCTCAAAATGTTTTGATAGCATCATCTACAGAAGCGCCCTCAGAAGGCACTACAGAGGATCAAGGCGCGTCTGAATACGGCGGGACAGGGGTAGGGTCATATGGAAGCTTGGCACAGCCTCAAACAGACCCTGCGGAGACTGGCTCAGTAGCTGGTGCCATTGGTTTATTAGGTGGTGCTACATATCTTGCAAAAAAACCTGTAATTGGTGTAATGCAAAAGGCTGGCATGTTGCCCGGCGGCCCCAAATTTTCCGACCTACCTTTTGAATCACAACCCCAGTCTCGTCCTTCATTGCAACGTTATGCAAACAGTCAGTTGAGTGTCAATGTCCCTTTGGCTGATCTTGAAAAGTTGACTGGTGGAACACCTATTCGTACTCCAAAGGAAGTTCAACAAGCAATTGCCAAGTTGCATGCTGTTGAAGAAATTCCAGCAACACGAGAGCCTAGGTATAAATTTATTGATGGCAAGAAAACGCAAGTTGGTTTTAATACCATTCCTGCTATTCCTGCAAAGCCTCAAGTTGACTTGACACCATACATTGTCCCACCGTCTTTGTCAGAAATAACTTCTGAGAGAATTGCAAAATCACCCCTATCAAGCGCCGTAAACGCCGTAGGAAACACACTTGCATCATCTCCAGTACGTGGTGGTTTGACAGCGTTTTCTGCTGGCTACAATGCTCAGGACACGGCTAACAAACTTGAGACTGGCGATAGGAGTGGGGCGGCTCTTTCTGGACTTGCTACAGCCGCTGATGTTGCTTCATTAGTTCCTAAGGTTGGCCCCGTTGCTGGGACTGTGTCTGCGGCTATTGATGCAAAAAGACGTGCAGACAAAAAAGATTACATTGGCGCTTTGACTTCAGGTTTGGGGGCGGTGGCACCGTATGCCGCACCGTTTATGTTTGGCCCTCAAATCGGTATTCCAGCAGGTATTGCCACCGCAGTTGGAGCACCATTTGCCAATGAGTTAAAAGACTATTTAATGCGGCAATACGGTTCTAAACCAGAAGCCAAACCTTAATAACACCCCCACCATTGCAGTGGGGGGTTAGTCATCAAACGTTGCAACTAAAATGCAAATAAGAATGAAGACAATTAGCAAATGCATTATGCGTTACGCCTAATCTCTTGTAGCTTGTCGGCTACGAATGAATTCATACTGCGAACAACCTTGACGCACTCTTGACGTTCTACTGCAACGATGGATGGTTTAGCCGCCTCAATGAATGCATGCGCAAGCTTGACTAAATCCTCTTCAAGAAAGTTGTAGTTCTCTTCAAGGGTAACGCCGTGGAAGGCTTTATTGATTTGTTCTGTGGTAATCATTTTTGCTCCAGTGCTAGTTTTTCGGCTTTTTTCCGTGCAACGTATTTTCGCATGTACTCACGTTGCTTTGCCTTTTGAGCCAAAGTCTTGGGCTTTTTGGGTTTGACCCTGTTGTGCTCGACAATTTGCTTGAGTACAAGGATGTTGCCTTCAGCGGCTTTAAGTTTGGCTTTGAGCATTGTAATTTCAGTTACCGCAGAACTTTGTTCTTTAGCCAATGCTTTGATCTGGTCAAACAGATACTTCTTTTCATCGTTTGAAATAAACATATCACTCTCCAAATTTGTTTTTGAGTTTCCAAAATGTCAGCAAGGCTTGGAACATTGCCCAACCTCGCTGAAGCTCTTCTTCTGACCATTCATGGATCTTGATCAGACCGTGGTTAGAAGCTGATGCAAAGACGTTTGCGCATCGTGCGTTAGGTAACCCTAGACCGATGCGATACGCCGCCAACTGCATGAGATTTTCATCGTATGCAGGGATGTCGTCGTCAACGTCAAACTCTTTGGTCTTGGCATCCAGAACGATCCCCAAAGGGGTGTCTTTGGATTGCTCTGTGAACAAGTCAGTCTTACCGCCGAAACCTAGTTCATGAGAGAACGAGATCTCTGTCTTCCACTCTTGGAATGGGTGGGTCTTGAAGTGGTTGAACACTGACTCCTCAAATGCCTTGGCAATTGCGACGTGCTCGACGTTCTTGTCACCACCGTACCAACGCTCAATGGACTCGTGTATGCGCGTACCACGTTCTGCGGCGCGTTTCCCTGTTTCTTTGGAGTCAGACACCACGCGAGCGATGAACTCCTTCTCAGTCTCGCCTTCGACCTTTGGAAGGGTGAGAGCCGCCAACAGTAACTGTTCGTTCTTCCAGACGTCTAGACCGGGCTTGGCGGCGATTTTCATCACCGTTGTGACCGACGGTACCAGATTCATCTTTCGAGCGTCCCTGAGGGTCGTAGGACGTGCTGAACCGTCCTTCGCAGGTACTGTGTACTGTGGTTTACCGTCTTCAGCACGATACCAATGCACAGACTCCGCCGATCTTGCAATGATTGTTGTCATACTTTGTTCTCGTCAATTCTGTGATCACCACACCAGTCGGTCATGTAGACAACTGGATAACCATTCATCGTTGGGGCATGCCGACGGCAACGACCAACAATCTTTTCTGGCACGGTTTCGGGGTTGTGAATAATGGTTCTGGATTTCTCGACAAACCAAATGCATGTTTGGCACCGCATGCCTGAGCTACGGTGTACCCAAGGGTCTTTTTGTTCAGTCATTTTCATACCCTTTTTAGATCAAAACGGAATATCA